AAGGACATGACATGAGTGAAGTAACTCTACGGGTATCAAATACAGCGACGCTCACGTCTGTCGCTTCTAGTGCTTCTTCGGTACAACTTTTAGCCGCCAACTCTCAACGACGTGGCGCATCAATTCAGAACACAAGTACAAGTATTCTATACGTCCTCCTAGGTACTGCTGCCGCTACAGCGACGACTTCTCATTCAGTCCAGATGGCAGCGAATACTTACTATGAAGTTCCTTACGGCTACACAGGTGCAATCCAAGGTATTTGGGCATCTGCTAACGGCCAAGCAAATATGACGGAATTAACCTAATGTGGTCAAACCCCTATAGCAGGACTCGGAATTCCTATGCCGTAGGGATTTCCAAATCAGGTATCGCTTCTAACGATCCTTTCTCACGGTTGACTTTCGATCTTGATTTTGTTGCTGGTACCGCTAAGAACGGTTTTCAGACTTACGGAAATAATACAGATGACGGTCGTTTCTTTCGTGATCCTAATAACATCACAGCCGTATACATTCCAGATGCTTCTGGAACATTAGTTCTTCAGGCCAGCGCTGGTCTACGTAGAACAAACGCTGGTCATTATCAATATCCATCTTACGGTACATGTAGAAATCTCTGGGCGCGTGACCTTACGAACGCCGTTTGGGTCTCAGGCGGTGGAGGTGTAACTACTGCTAAGACTTCGACAGGTGCTGATGGCGTTGCTAATACTGCAACTCGTGTGACTGCTGCTGGTGCGAATGCTACCGTTCTACAGACTATTACACTTGCCTCTAGTACTATTCTTCTACAGGTCTACATCAAACGAATTACCGGTACGGGTAACGTTGATCTAACGGTTGACGGTGGGACTACTTGGACTACGATTACACCGGGTTCTGGTGTCTATTCACAGGTAGTGATTTCTCAAGCAGCGGTGACAAACCCTGTCGTCGGTATCCGACTTGTAACGAGTGGTGACGCGATTGACGTCGATTTTGTCAATGTCTATTCTAACCCTCCAAACAGTTTGAACGTCCGTTGTCTCTATAGCATCAATACGACTTCTGCAACCATTTTGGGTTCTCAGTCACGTCCATCAGCTAACGCTGCCGATGCTGCTCCACACTCAATGATCACAACTGCACAAGGTGCTTTTGGGTTCTACTGGCAGGGAAGATCAGAAAGATCAACCGGTGCTTTTATTATCACTGGTGCGACGAACGTCTTCGTTTCTATTCTTGCTACTGGCTCTGGTGGAGCGATCCAATTCTCGAACGGTCCGGGGTCTTCTAAGACTGCTGATCTTGTTTGGAAAGTCGGATTGAACCAACTAAATAAAGTTGCAGGTTATTGTACTGCTGGTGGCTCGATCAAAGTTGCTGCTAATGGTACTCTAGGAAATGCAGGTTCTGGTGCTACTCTTGAAACGGCTTTAGATCACTTTGATCTTGGTACTAATGGTGCCGGTCAGAACTCTATCTACGGTATTAGTGAACGTTTCGCAATGGGTCCCGGTGCTGTATTTACAGATGCCGAACTAATCTCTATGACAACATAAGGATCATTATGTCTAATCTTCTCTCTTTAGCTCAGGCTATCACACGCGCAGGTTCGGCTGGTAACGATCCGACCTTCATAGATGGTGGTTCAACTTACACATTTTCACCTTCTGGTATTCGTGCTTGGCTCGGTGTTACGTTAAACGCTCTCCCTGCTACGACTTTTTCAGGTCTAGTTACAGTCCCCGGTGGTTCAACTGCCGTTGTAAAGGCGACTACCACTCTTGCTAACGGTGCTGCCGCTGCAACTGCTACACTTACAAACGCCCCTACTGCTGGTAACCCAACTAAATGGATCAAAATCGACGACGCCGGTACGGTTCGTTATATTCCAGCGTGGTAAGTCATGTCAGCAACGACTAGTTTTGACAACAGTATCCTCAATCTGATCTTCCAAGCGGCTAACATCGCTAACATCGCTGACAACACTGTTACATCGCCAGCGACGGTACTTTATATCTCACTCCATACCGCTGATCCGGGTAAAACTGGTAATCAGACAACGAATGAGTCGGCTTATACGAGTTATGCTCGTGTCTCAGTCGCTAGAACTTCTGGTGGTTGGACGATCAATACAGGTACTTCAACGATAACGAATGCGGGTGTCGTAACCTTTCCGACATGTACAGGCGGTACTAGTGTCATCACACACTTTGGTATCGGACTTGCATCTACAGGTACTGGCACTCTTCTATTTTCTGGGGCACTTGCTACGAGTACCTCAGTCTCAAACAATATTACACCTAACTACCAAATCGGTGATATATCTATTAATGCCAACTAAGTTGACAAAGTCAACGCTAACTAAGGATTGACAGATGGCTGATACTAAAGTTTCTGCTATAACAGCCGCTTCTGATCTTGTCTCTGCTGTTCTAGTAGGTGAGACATCTGGTGTCAATAAGAGCTACCCAATCGCTTTGTTCGACACTCGATATCAGGCTGCGTCTGCCAATTTGACTTCATGGGCTGGTGTTACTAGAGCTTCTGGATTTGATACATTCGTAGCTACACCTTCTAGTGCTAATTTTGCTAGTTTACTTACTGACGAAACTGGTACAGGTAAAGTAGTTTTCAGTGACTCCCCTACTTTAACGACTACAGTTACAATCAACGGTAATGCGGCGTCTCTACCATCCACACCAGCCGGAACTCTTATACAAGTGGGTGCTTCTGATACAGTAAGCTCTCGTATACTTCTTGACTCATTTAGTGCCAATAACAACCTAACATTTAGAGCATCACTAGGTACTGCTGCCGCGCGATCGGCCCTTGTTAACGGTTCAATTATAGGCGGTGTTGTCGGATTTGGTGCATACGACGCGACTAACTATTCGGCTGGTGGGCGTGCTTCTATGACTTATTCAGCAACAGAAACATGGTCTTCTACAACCCAAGGAACAAAGATTGATTTCTTTACCACGCTTAATGGTAGCACTGCAACAAGCACAGCACTTACCCTTGGTAACGATAAGTTCGCTGCCTTTACTGGTGCTATTGGTCGTGCTGCTCCTGTAATTAAAACAGCAGATTTTACTGTAGCTGCAACAGAAACTTGGTTAATTAACAACAAAGCTGCTGCGACGTGTACTGTTACTCTTCCATCGGCCTCTACATATACTGGTAGAGAAATCACTATAACTAATCGTCAGGCTTTCACTGTCGTCTCTGCGTCATCTAACGTCGTTCCGATCGCAGGTGGTGCTGCTGGTACCGCTATTCTTGCTGCAACGGCTGGTAAATTTGCTACACTCGTCTCTGACGGCACTAACTGGTTAATCCTCGCTTCGAACTAAGGATAGAAGATGCAACTTAAACCTGAAATTATTACTGTCCTGACAACTCTAAATGCCGATCAGACTGAGATTGACAATTTGACATCATACTTTGCTGACAAACTGACACAAGCACAAGCGAATGTCGTACAGATTGACGCTAATATCCAAAGTCTTCAAACACAAAAGACTGAGGCACTGGCTCTTGTTGATCTATTGACGACTGCAATCGGTAAGTTCGTAGTACTCTAATGGCTTTAAATTACATCCTCTTAGAAAATGGTTCAGGTCATATACTTCTAGAGGATGGTTCTGGTAGTATTCTCCTAGAGAACCAGCCCGCTTCTTCCTCGATTGTTTTCACTCCTACGAGTAGTATGAGGGCATACGCAAGGACGACTGGAAGCACTAGTATAGTCTTTACGGCAACAAGTACCGCTCTACACAGTTATGTGAATATAAGAGGTAGTACTGGGATAACTTTCACGGTTCTTGGTGACCTCTGTTATTCTCTTAGACCTTTCGACCCGGTTACAGGAATTTCGACTAGTCCAATTCTATCTAACAGCACTGGTCTAGGTACACTACCCGCTCAAGTCTCTACTGTCATTCCTCCACCTCCCTACTCAATCAATACTGGTGGTTATGAAACAATTTTCGGTACATCTACGTACGTCTCACCTAATCCTCCCTTCCCAGAAAATCAGAACTGCTAGGAGATAATATGCCAACGTCATTTCTTGATTTGACTAATCGTCTCCTTCGCCGGACGAACGATGTTCAAATCACTTCTAGTAACTTCGCGGCTACGACAGGTATCCAAGCCTTCGCACAAGATGCCATCGTGGATACGGTCCGCCGTATTTGCAGAATGCATCCTGATTGGCCGTTTAATGCAATCGAACAGACACAGACACTCGTCGTAGGTCAGACAGAATACGCTTGGCCTTTGAACTTCGACGCTGCCGATTGGGACTCATTTCAAATACAGAAAGATACCAATCTAAACGTCAACTCTCGCCAACTACGTGCGATTTCTCGCGATGAATGGTACAGTCTATTACGTGATGACGACAATGATCAAGGAACCGCCGGTCGGCGTGAGCCTGAGTTTGTCTTCCCTGCACATGGTCAAGGCTTTGGTGTCTCTCCGTCACCTGAAAGAGCTTACACGATAAAGTATCGTTATTACCAGAGTCCAACAGACATGGTTGCGTATAACGACACTTCGACCATTCCTAGTAAGTTTGATTACGTCATTATCAACGGTGCACTGAAGGAAATGAACCTCTTCAAAGAGAATGCCGAGGGTGTTCAGATTTGTGAGAAGAATTTCCAAGATGGTATTTCTGATATGGTTCATCTCTATCTACCTAATCCAATTTACATGTATGACGGTAGAATAAACAACGGTGGTGGTAACCACAATTCATGGGTCTGGAAAGGACGTTAGAATGGCTGGTCCACAACAGAGTAATGCACCTACTGGTGGTATGGAGAAACGCCAGACTTATAAGGTGATTTGTGAAGGTGGATTAAATTCTAATCAGAACTACATCCAACTGTCTGACCAATCTCCGGGTTCAGCCACTACACTCCTGAACTTTGAACCTTCTTTGTTTGGTGGTTATCGTCGTATCGATGGTTTCGGACCACTGGAAGTCTCGTTTCCGATTGTTGACTCTGCCGGTGCAGAAGGTGCTATCCTTGGTATCGATCTACTGACAGCTAAAAGTCAGATCATCGTTGCTCGTAAAACTAAGTCTGTATCTACATATAAGTTCTACAAATGGAACCAGAATGCGGACTGGACTGCGTATGCGACTGGATTGACCCATA